TTTTAGCATGCCTTTTTCCCTTTTCTGGTTAACGTGACATACCAATACCTCTTGTCGAAAAAGCCAGCAAGCTGAAAGACCAGTATTCACAACTACCAGCGCGTTTAATGTTCTGTGCCGTTTTTCAGGCATAAAAAAACCCGCATAAAGCGGGTTCTTTCAGGTGTCCATGTCTGCTATTCGCCTCGCGGTACAGCTTTGCGAAGCGTACTGGAATTGAAGCAGTTTATGGCTAAAATTGCAAGAACTTTTTTAAAGCTGCATCAGCCTTTCCACCAGTTTATCTCTGCGAACAACAAACCAACCATTGGCTCTCGCCAGTTCCAGCCATGACTCAAGGGAAATAACAATATCATCATCCCGCAACTGAATTGTGGAAACAGTGACACCGCCTTGCTGATAACAGAGAACTCGCGTGTCGTAACTTTTCTGGCATGAAACTGGCGTTGACGGATCCTTTTGACTGAAATAGCAGTCTTCCAGTTTTTCGAACACATCCCACGCCTGATCGGCTTCGAGCATTTTGGCGTGACGGGCTGCTCCGCGTTCTGTCCAGAGTATGAGCGAGCGGGTTTTCGGGGAAATTTGTAACCCTCTTAAAGATGGTTGCAAATTTTGTGAGTTACTTAAAGTAACCCGCAAATTTTTCAACTCAGCACCAACAACCTTGAAAAAGTGTTTACCCTCAACAAAACGCTCGGAATTACGGGTGTAATTTACTTTGATGTTGTTGATCTCGGTACGGTAAAGCTGTGCCAGTAACTCGGTAGTGATAACAGGAATCTGGTTATGGGTGATCGGGGAGAGAGTTTCAACAGAAATTTGAGTTGTCATAATGACGCCCTCTGGTGGTTTCTTAATAACTCACCACCGACGACGCCAATCGTCTGGTGGTGAACTGTGCAGGGTTGGCGTAACCGGGAAACCGACCGGCGCGGATCTCTCCGCCCCCACACAGCCCACCATAATTCAGATGTGCGCGTGCATACGACAATAAAAAACACGCTCGCGGCGTGTATCTGTCGCGGTCTCTATCCAGGACGCCAATCCCGACGCCAGATTTTGCTGGCGCGTGAGGAATATAGCCCCGGATAACAGATTGAGTCAACAGACGGTTTTTAGATCCCCGGAAGAGAATGCATCACGCATCGGCAGATAGAGCATAAACTCTGCCATTTTCAACCACGCATCTATGCGATTACGGCACGTGGCGTAACACCACTCAGGGTGTGAATCATTCAGCAATTCAGCCATTTTTCGCTTAGTCATCCCCCGCCCTTCATATCGTTGCCGGAGGATACAAATCAATCCTGGGTGTTCTGCCAGCACTTCACTAATCACCCGATCAATGCATAACGCCTCTGCATCAGTACAATGCACCAGCCAGCTTTTTTGCTTGCCGTTGATCATATCCCGCAAAAAAGCCTCAAGTTCAGGTTTGTCCAGACCTGCTTTTTTCATCCTCTGGAGCGCCTCGTTAATTGCCGTTTTTGTCAGCTTTTTAGAGGTCAGGAACTGGTTGAACATATTTCCCGTCTTACCGCCGCCAATATACGACCAGCGCCCCCACATACGTAGTTTTCCCTGAATCCAGACACTTTCCAGCGTAGTGAGACGAAGGTGTTCTCCGCTTTTTCCTGTATTCGTTGGGTAAATCATAAATATCCCTCCTTTCTCCAGATTTCTTGTGTACGAAAAACACCTTCTGCGTGCATCAGGCGTAATTCTTCTTTGGTGTAATCGCTGGTTTTTACCCGCCCGTCGATTAAATCGTGGCATGAGCTACAGGCAATCGCTGCCTGCATATCGTGTGGTTTTGTCGCTGTTCCGCACGTCCCCGCCAGCCTGTAATGCGCCAGCACAGAAGTTTCGGGATTGTGATTGCAGTAGCCAGGAATTCTGACTGTACACATCTGACCTTTTGCCGCTTTACGTAAATCCACCATTACGCAAACTCCAGCAGCTGCGCGGCCACATTTTCGACTTCCTCCGGAGAGGAAAATTTACGAAACAGGATCCAGTTCCACAGCACATTCAGTACGGCTTTATAAACCTGCTGAAACTCGGTTTCGTCCATATTCGCAAAAGCAATGGATTTCGCCCGACGCCCGCGGCTACCGTCCGGATAAAAATGCTCGGTGTAAAATCCAGCCTGAATGGTTACCCATTCGCGGAAAGCGTCAAATGACTTAAGCAATGCCGTATCCCGGGTTCTGCGTGTCGCAACTGTATTCAGATATTGCTCTGCGGCTTCGCTCAGAGCTGGCGTATGTTCCCGACCTACTGATTCGCACAGGTACTCAACGAAGCCTGATACCAGTTCTCGTTCTCGAGGCGTGATCACCCCACCGCTTGGAGTCCAGTAATCGAATCCCAGTTGCAGGAGTTTGAAAAAACGCTTGTGAAATGCGTAGTTACGCACACGCTTAAAGTCTGCGTGTATCCACTCACCTATTTTGATTTGATGCAAAAAATCGCAACTCTCCGGCGTCGCCGGGAGAAGTAATCCGGAAGAGGTTTGTTTGACCAGTTGTATATGCGCCATCGTAGTTCTCCGCTGGCGCAGTAGAATGGGTGTTCAGCCCGTTATGTAGTATAACAGAATTAATGCCAATACTAACAGGATGCTCTGACTCGCAATTCATCCAGCAGTTTATCATTTCCCATAATGTCACTTACCCTCATCGGTAAAAAAATTGCCTTTCGACCATTACGATACATCATTGATTTTGGGATTTCAGGGAAGTAATCCATTTCGACTATAACTGACAGGTCATCACGACGTATGACTGCGTATTTGCAACTAAATAGTTTCTTTATTTTTTCCACGATGCCTCCGAGTTTATAAGTACAAACGGTTATATCCACATAGAGACAAAAATATTAATCTGAAAAATATTTATTTCACGCCGTATATTTGATTATTTAATGTGCAGGTACAATGACTTTTATTTTTTGTTGTGTATATAATCAAATATATGGTTATTTTTCACCCTGCGTATTCAGCGCGCAACAAAAAACCCGCCGAAGCGGCTAAGTACGGGTGCGTTGAGGATGCCTGACACATCAGAGGTGGCGGGGGATTTCTCCTCGGCCGGGTCTCTTACTCCTCAGGTTCGTAAGCTGTGAAGACAGCGACCTCCGTCTGGCCGGTTCGGATTCGTACCTCGCAGATGTCTTTCCTCGTTACCAGTGCCGTCACAACGACGGTTAAACAGATGACGATCAGGGCGATTAACATCGCCTTTTGCTGCATCACAGCCTACTTACCCTTACCTTTCGTTCAAGCGGTAAGGTCACTTTTTCTGTTGTGTGCTAACCAACAAACCTCTTTTATCTGCATTAAAAATCGCTATCATGTCATCCTCAACCTGTTAATAGCCTATTATGGACTTTAGTAAACAATGAGCACTTCCGCATACAAGAGCAAAATTCGAACACTCCAGTGCGCGTTAAAAAACGGTGAATTTGAACCATTCATACAACATATCCGTTTTCCATACTTTAAAAATATAGAGCAGAATGCAAGGATCGATTTTCAGTTCCCTATAACGGCTTTAGTAGGAAAAAATGGAACTAATAAAAGTTCTGTTATCAAAGCGCTATTTGGTTGCCCACATGGTAAAAATATAACTCGTTATTGGTTCACAACTGAAACAGATGAGTTTCCTGACCTAAAACTTGCTGATGGCAGTTCTCTTAAGCCTAGATATATATATGGATATAAAAATGCTGATGGCCGTTTAGTTGAAATACTCCAAGCGCGTATCAATGCTACCAAGAAAACAATCGATTATTGGGAAACAAGTCGACCATCTGTTGGTGATAACATGGAGAGTATTTCGGATGATCTGGGTGCTAATAGTAATGCAACCAGATGGAAAAAAATCAAGAAGGGATTGATTTTCCTAGATTTCAGATCGGAAATAAGTGCATTTGATAGATGTATGTATCACTCTGATTTTAAATTAAGAAAGAAGAAGAGTGGTGTATTAATTACAAAGCAAGACTATATCAGAAGCAAATCTAAATATATAAAGAAAGCTTTTGATGAAAAGCTAAGTAATTTAAGACTTTGGGGGACGGAAACCATTGTTAAAAATATAACCTTGGCGCCAGAACTAGTTGAGCACGTCTCATTTATATTAGGAAAAAAATATAAAGTCATTAAATTTCTTGAGCATCGGTTATTTGGAACCAGAGGAGGAACCGCTTTACTTTCAACTGATAAGTTGAACTATACAGAAGCTTTTGCTGGAAGTGGTGAATTTGCAATAGTTTCACTAATACTCAATATTTATTCGGCCAAACCTAATTCATTAATTCTTCTTGACGAACCAGAAGTTTCACTTCACCCTGGTGCACAGAAAAGGATGATGGATGTTCTGTACTCTATTGTTGAGCAGAAAAAACATCAAGTGGTAATATCAACCCATTCTCCTGTTATTGTGAACACTCTTCCCAAAGATGCTATTAAATTATTTGTTTTTGATGAAGAGAGTGAAACAGCTAAAATAGTTCAAAATATAGCACCGGATGAAGCTTTTATAGAGCTAGGGCATGATATTAACAAGAAAACAATAATTGTAGAAGATAAATTAGCTAAAGCAATTATAGATAAAGCGATTAAAAATTATGAAAGATTAAGTTTATCATTTAGTGTAAGTTATATACCAGGTGGTTCGGAGACAATTTTAAGCAAGCATCTTCCCAGTTACGCTGTGGTAGAACGCAATGATATTTTGTTTTTACTTGATGGTGATAAAAACAAAAAAATAAAACCAGTAAGAATTAGTGAAATTGCTGATGCTGATTTAGTTAATACAATGTGCAAATATTATGGTTGCGAGTTAATTATCAATGCCAGTGGTAGTAATGGCAAAAAAAATGAACAAGAATCTAATAGACTCAAAAGGCAAGTGCTTGAGTATGCATTCAATAAAGTGCAGTATTTACCATTTGATACTCCCGAACAATTACTCATTGAAAAGGCAATTACGCCAAGTGAAAAAGAAATAATTGATTCACAGACCTGGAGTTCTAATGATCCAGAGCTGTATAAGAATCAAATAAGATTATTAGCGCAACACCTGTATGATAAAGAAGAAGTAAATGCAGAGGAAATTTTTTGCCTCCAAAAAATGATGACCGCAAGACTTAAAAATGAATTGCCTGAATTTATAAAAATAAGAAAAATAATTACTCAGGCTCTTGACCGTGGTATCATTAGGTAGTGATTCTGGATGCAGAGGGAAAAATGAAAAAAATCAAAGTGTTTGACTTCTTTTCCGGTTGTGGTGGAACCAGCCAAGGTTTCCATCAAGCTGGAATGGATATTGTTTTTGGCCTCGATTTCGACGTTGATGCAGCCAGTTCATTTCGTGCAAATTTCCCGCAAGCTGCTTTTATTAACTCGGACATTAGGTTAATCGACAACAATGCCATAAACAAGTTAGTAAAAAAACATCGTAATGATTACATTCTTTTTTCAGGATGTGCGCCTTGTCAACCGTACTCTAAGCAAAACTCAAATAAAAAAAATGATGATCCACGATTAGATCTATTAAAGGAATTCAGTCGTTTTGTAGAGCATTATATGCCTGATTTTATTTTTGTTGAAAACGTGCCAGGAATGCAAAAGTTTAACAAAAATGAAGGAACATTCATGATGTTTTTAGAAATGCTTTCATCAAAGGGATATAGTGTAGATTATAAAGTAATGCCAGCTGCGTGGTACGGTGTACCACAGACGCGAGAAAGATTAGTGCTCATTGCATCCAAGGATTTTTATGTCGCATTGCCTTCTCCTACACATGGGGTTGGAAATACTCCCTATTCAACAGTAAAGGACTGGATCGCTAATTTACCGAAGATAGAAGCAGGAGAAAAGCATAATAGTATTCCTGATCATGAAGCTGCACGCTTATCAGAGCTTAATTTACGTAGAATAAAATGCACTCCTGAAGGTGGAAGTCGAGAATTTTGGCCAGATGAATTGATTTTAGAATGCCATCGTAACCATAAAGGGCATACAGACGTATATGGACGTTTGAGTTGGGACAAACCAGCCAGCGGACTAACAACTCGTTGTATTAGCTATTCAAATGGACGTTTTGGACATCCAACACAAAATCGAGCAATATCTGTTCGTGAAGCAGCGTGTCTACAAACATTTCCTTTGGATTATAAATTTATTGGTTCTTTGCAATCTCGGGCTCGTCAAATAGGAAATGCGGTCCCTCCGAAGATGTCTGAAACGATTGGAAAACATTTGCTTAATATAATCAAAGCCTCCTAGGAGGCTTTATTTTATTGTTATCCCCCCTAGTAGTTAATCGTGCTCACCAGACAACCTCCTGAAATTACTCTGGTAAAATGCCAGTACACGCTGCATAACTTCGCTTTTCCGGCACTCGCGACAGATTATATTCAGGCGCCTGTCGTAGCGGCGTATTTCTCCGTCTGGTAATGACCAGATAAGGTCAGGATCAACCACAACCGTTTTTTTCACCTTTGCCCTGGATAGTTTTTTGCGGGCGTTTTGCCAGTCCTTACGGGCCTGCTCAGACAGGAATAATCCGTAGCCTGAATTGTAAACATCACCACTGGCGACCAGTTCTCTGGCGAGAGTGCTTATGTAATACCTTGATGCACCGGTTTTAGCCTCCAGAGCCCGTAACGTCTCGCGACCGCTCAGACGTACAAGTTCAACAACCTGCCCTTTAATTTTTTCCCGCTCTTCTGGTGTAAATACTTTTGCCATAGGTGCCTCCGGCAATCACTTTTCCGACACAATACGACTGGAGGAATCGAAAATCTGTCGAACAATATCCCGGTGCTTGTTCAACTCCCGCAGCGCGGCGCAGACTCGCTCCCACTTCTGGACATGACTTTTCGCCCGACGCAGTTCACGGTTTGCCATATGCAGCGATGGTAAAATCAGGCCATTCGCTCGCGTTTCAGTGAACGATGGCAGTGACTGCACAAGGTCCGCCACAGTTTCTGTTTTAATTTCTTCCTGTGTTGCCGCGTCCTGTACTGGTAACGCAAAACCGGCTGGCTGAGGAAAGCCTTTACCAGGTGTTTTCGCTACCGATACAACTTTCGGCTCTGCTGGTAAATTACCGTCCGGCAGGCAGTAACGAAATTTACCGTTCTGATTAACGCGTGCCAGCCGCCCCGTTGCGGTTACTACCGCCAGCGTGGAAGCAACCTTGCGAGTGCTGACACCGAACTTACTCGCCAGTTCCTCACACGTTTTAGCCCCCTCCTGACCGATAAACTCAATCATCATGTCAGCGGTAACTTTTTGTTCGCCCCCCCCGGTTAGCACATCCGGTACTTCAGATTGTGCTGGCTGCTCTTCGGTTACCCCGGATTCACCTTCGCCAGCCAGAAACCAGGTGTGACCAGTTTTATCAACGACGCCATTTCTTTTCAGTTCCCACAGCTCGTTCAGTATCTCTTCACGACTGATATCAAGTCGCGCAGCAAGTTCTATGGATGTGGCTTTTCCCATTGCTTTCAGTGCGTCAAAAACAGTCTCCATTAAATTTTTCTCCCGGTAAAAATTACTTCGCAATTCCTGGCTGGACGACATTCGGACGCCAGCTCTCCCAGTTAAAATTCACCCATCGCCCGCCGTTCATGGTCATGCGATCCATAATCCGCTCGCCGAGCAATGTTTTCATGGCCTCATAGTTCAGGTTTGTCAGCATTCCCACGCTACGCATCGACGCTGTCCGTCGATCAATAATCTGGTGCAGTACCACCTGCTCGTTTTTCGTCTCGCGCTGAATGCCAATTTCATCAAGAACCAGCAGATCCACTTCGCACAGTTCCCGCAAAAATTTTTCGCCTGACTGCCCATCGTCATAGCTGGCGTGGAGGGCACTCATAACATCAGCCACGGTAACCACAATCACTGTCTGACCGTCTTTCAGCAGGCGATTCCCGATAGCTGCTGCTAAGTGGTTCTTCCCGGTACCAGGTTTTCCGCTAAACGCGAAATTTGTGCATCCGGTCATCAGTTCATCAGCGATAGATTTCGCCTGGCTCAACGCGTATCGCTGACCGT